AGCATCATCTAGTTTTATACGCTGAACTTTAGTGTTTACATTTTCTGCATTTCTAGCAGCATTAGTTCTAAAGTAATACAAAGACTTTAGTTTATTCATACCATACCAATGAACATCATTAACATACTGCATATACTCATCATGTACTTTCTGTGGTTCTGTGGCTGTAGGTATAGTAAAGAAAAGATTAACTGATTGTGCTTGACAAATAAACTCTTGACGTTTAGATGCATGTTCAACAATCCATATTTGATCTATTTCATTTGCTGTTTTAAATATTTCTTTTTCTTCATCTGTTAATATATCTAGATGTTGAACCGAACCTTCGTTACCTGCAATATCTTTCCAGACAGCAATTAACTCTTTTTTCTTTAGTCCTTTATTATTTAAAATTTCTTCTAGGTATTTGTTTTTAACTTGGAACGAGCCAGATAACGTTTTGTGCGTATATACATTAGCCCTGTACGGTTCAATCGAAGGAGAAGTACCACCACATATAATACTAGAACTAGCGTTAGGTGCAACAGCGAGTAGATGAGCATTACGCCTACCACTACCATTGACATCAGGTGACTCACCACGTTCATCAGCAAGTCTTTCAGTTGCTTTAAGAGAATGTGTCTTGATGTATTTAAATGCTTTGTAATTAAAGCCCGTAGCAAAGATACCCTCAAAAGGAATGCTGCGTGATTGGAGATACGAATGGAATCCCATTGCACCCAAACCCAACGACCTTTCTCTATAAGCTGAGTAGGCAGATTTAAGAAACCCTTCTTTGCCCGGTTTAATATGTTTTTGAAACCTTTTAAAATTTGCATTGTATTCTCCTAAGTTATTTGTATCAACAGCATTATCAATATAATGTTGTAGCACGTTGTCAAGCATGGTAATTAAATCATCAATGAACAGAGGGTTCTCACTCCACTCATCAAAGTATTCTAAGTTTACAGAAGATAAACAACACACTGCTGTTCTCTCTTCGTTAGTAGCTAAAGTAATCTCAGAACAAAGATTGCTCTGTTTGATTTCTAAACCTAAATCTTTTTGTTCTTTGGGTAAAGCTTCGTTACATGTATCTATATTAATCATGTATGGCTCACCTGTCTCTGCTCTTGCATTGATGATCTGCCACCACAAGTCTCTAGCATTTACAATTTTTGTAGGCTCATTAGTCTTAGGGTCAATCAATCTAAAGTCTGCATCTTCTTTTACAGCTTTGAGAAACTCATTAGTAATATTAATACCGTTGTGAAGATTAAGATTTTTTCGATTAATATCACCACCTGATTCTTTACGCATGTTAATAAACTCTTCAATCTCTGGATGAGATATATCCATATATGCAGCATAAGAACCACGTCTTGTTGTGCCTTGGTTGAAGGCTAACATTTGAGAATCTACGACATGCATAAAGGGGATTGAACCAGTAGACTTACTACCGTGAGTAGTAGAAATACCATTACTCCTAATATCTCCCCAAAATCCACCAATACCTCCACCCGAACTTGCCAACCAAATATTTTCGTCATAGTGAGCAGATAAACCATCCCTACTATCAGGTACATAATTGAGAAAACAGCTAATAGGAAGACCACGACTTGTTCCCCCGTTACTAAGTATAGGAGTGCTAAACATGAACCAACAAGAGGAACTGTAGTGATAAAGTCTTTGAGCCAATTCAAAATCTGTGTGACCTTTGTAGGTTGCTCCGAAGACGGATGCTCTGGCAAATGCTTCTTGGGCATGTGTTTCATTCTCCCATAAATATCTATCCTTGATTGTATCAAGGCTAAATTTATCTAATAGTTTTTCATTACTATAATTAATTTTTATACCAAGATATTCCTTGATACCTATTTTATCATCTACCATTATGAGTTCTCTGTATCGTGTACGTTTAACATTATTATACCATAATGTAGTATTTTTAGCAAGTCTTTTCTGTTATGTCCATCTTTATTTCCATAGCGTTTTGCATACTTTATAATATTACCAATACAAAAACCCATACCATGTCCAGAATCAATGATAACATCTGTTGCTTGATACTTATCGGAAGCATAATGTTCACTATAAGTATTATCAATATAAGCTTGTAGTTCTTGTATTAGTTGTCCTTCATTAAATTTATAGTTCATCTGTTATCCATTCCTTCGGTAAAGTTTCTTCACTATACCATGTAAAATTATTTGTTTCTGCCCATTCAGCATGAGTTCTTTTTGTTCCGTTCTTTCTTATCTTAGCTCCCGGCATAGGTGCAAAAGGTTTTTGGAATAAAAATATTAATTCAAATTCTCCTATATGTTCTTTTAAAGCTTCTCTTATCCAAATGTATTTACTATATTCAGCGTAATCCCAAAATCTTCCTTTAGCTTCTAATAATATAGTTTGACCATTGATAACTTTTATAAAGTCTGGCTCATAAGTATGTTCTACTATATAATCAATCTTATCCCAATGATGTTTCCAATCTTTTAAAATAGTTTGATGTATATTATATTCCCATGTACTATCATAACCTTTAGGTACGTTAGTTTTTTTAGGTCTAGGTTTTCTGGGAACTCGTCTAGGCATTCAATTCTCCAAGTGTAATGTTAGGATTCTTTTTAACTTTTTTATAGAACCATCTCAAACTGTATGCACTTAACAAAAATTTATTGTTAGCAAAGATATGAGTTTGTTCGGGTAAGAACTCATTAAGATTCTTTCTATTAATCCTAGCTGTATCTTCTCCATCCGGAACCATTGTTCTTAACCACTCAATAAGTAAGTCTTCTGCTCTTCGTCTTAACTGTTTAGATTTTTTTTGATTCATAGTTCTTTACTAATTTCCAATAGTTTAAAATGTTGTTAAACATTTCTGTATGTTTTGTTTGGGAGTCTCTATCCCATATATGACATGCTATAAGTTCTTTGTCTTTACGATCAACAAATATAGATACTCGTTCTACATCATCAAAGCCACAGCCTTGAGCATAGGCTGACAACTGCATACCATGTTCATCATAGACTAAACGAGCAGGGTCTTTGCCTTCTAGATTATCTTTAGTTTTAAAGTCTACAAAGATACCAGACTTAGAATATAAATCTATCTTACCACCATAACCTAAGTCAGCACAGAAAGAATCTTCTGCTATCCATTCTTCATCCGGAAAGTTTTCATCTAACCAAGACTGTATTATTTCATAGGTTGGATTTGTTTCTTCACCTAAGAAACCTCGTTCAATCATTGCATGAATCTTAGTTCCTTCTTCTGCAGCTTCTTGTCCTATCCTTTTAGAATCTTGTTTACATCTGTAAGCAAACTCCTCAAGAGATTCATCTTCTTCTTTCTCTAACATAAGTGCAGAGTTTAATGCTTGATTGATCTTCCAGTTTTCTAATCCGGGCTTTGCTACCAGACTTAGTACAGTAGTAACCGATGGTACTAAGTTATCTTTCTTGGCATCACGTAATGTAGTGTTACGTTCTTTACCATTAGCACCTACAATAGTATACATTGGTTCGCCTTTTTGCGTATACCAATGCCCTGATTCGGATGATTTTTTCTTAGCCGACAATTTATTATATACTTCTTGGCTTGTTGTGTCAATAGTTTTTTTAGATTTAGTCATATTATTTTATTTAAATTTGTTCTATACATAAAATGGCTGTAGATATATCCATCTTAAACCACTCACCTTTTTTTTCTGTTGTTTTTTTTGCACAAAAGTTATGGGCAATTTTTTCTGCTTTTGATCTATCACTAAAATATTTTTTGTATTCTAATTTATAATCTCTAAATGGACTAGATGTTTGATATCCGTTGCATCTGTCTTCGGCATCAATAGCTTTTCCTATCTTTACCCATCCATTCCACGCTTTATTAGTTATAATATAAACATCACCACTTTCTTCTTTATCGTACAAGAATTTTGTTACAGTAGTTATAGCTTGAGGTGTTTTAATGTTTCCAAATATTATTTTAGATAGTTTTCCTCCTTGCTGTAAATATCCTTGTAAGGTTCTAAATTTTCTTTTGTAAAAAACTAAACCGTCTTCATTACAATGATGATTGATACCTGATTTTCTCCATGTAGTACCATCAAAAACTTTTCCATCTGCTCTCACATCTTTATTTTTAGGTTTATTATTAATGTGTATCACTCCAGTTACCTCCTACTTTATATTCGCCATCCATCGGACAGCGTAGATTAAAATGTTCACCTGCTTCTATAATACTTTTAACTGCCATCTCTCCTACAAAATCTGCTTGAGATTCTTTGACTTCAATCTGCCACTCATCATGTATGTTAGCAACAAATCTATAATCAATAGCATTTAGTTTTAACAAACTATCTAAGTTGACTAGTGCTTTCTTCATTAAGATAGCACCTGCTCCTTGCAGTAAAGTATTAAGAGCAGCATGTTTGTTTCTTATGTACAACTTCCTACCATCTAATCCTTTGAGGTAATTTTTTGAAGCTGCTCTGTCAACTCGTTCTTTAAGAGTTCTGTATGTTGGTAGACTACTAAGAAAGCGTTCTCGCAACTTCTTACCTTCTGCTCTGCTTCCTTTAATAATACTTCCAATCTTTTCATCTCCTGCTCCGTACACGAGGGCATAGATGAAAGTCTTTGCCTGATCTCTTGATTTAAGTCCAGCAAAGTTTTTGTTAGTTGTGTGAATGTCTCCATTAATAATTTCATTTATATACTCCTTGTCGTCCATGTAATGTGCTAACATGCGTAGCTCTAATCCACTTGCATCTACACCTACAAGCTTATGTCCTTCTGGTACAGTCCAACATGCTCTACACTCTTTACCATAAGGACTATTAACTGAGGGAACTTGAGCAACGTTAGGGTTTCTATGTGACATCCTGCCGGTAATAGTACCGTTGGGAATAACAAAACCATGTATCCTACCATCATCCTTAACAGCTTCTACCCATGAATCAATTTGAGCTATACGCTTTTGCAATAATAAAAAGTCTGCAATAAGTTTTGCTTCGTGGATATGTGTAATCTTAGATAATGTTTTTTCATCTACAATGGGTTGACCAGTAGGTGTAAATCTATCTGGCTTCCAACCAAAGTCAATAAGATATTCTCCAATCTGTTTACGAGAACCAAGGTTAAACTCTTGTAAAGTTTGTCTCATAAAAGGATTGAAGTTGTTTGTATCTAAACAACGTTGATACTCTTCATCAGTCATACCACGCTTAGATAGGTTGCCATCTTTCTTGATGTATGGTATAACTTGTTTTGTATCTACCCACTTAGGTTTAAATGTGGAATGAACTTCGTCTTCAATTTGTTGTTTCTTTTCTCTTAGTTCTGCTAGTAAAGTAAGTGCTGATTGAACATCAAAAGCAAAACCATCTTGCTCCTGTTGTTTCATAATCTTAGCAACTCCTTGTTCAATAGCAATACAATCTTTGGCAAAACCTTTAGATTCTTTTTTAAGTTCTTGTAAAACTTTAGTATTTAACTCAACGTCTCTTACACAATAAGTCAACATATCATCAGAGTAGTTTAAGTAATCTACAAACTCAATCTTAGGATAGCCTAACTTATAACCCCACGTCTCTAGACTATGACCTCCATCACGTGTTGGATTAAATAATCTAGATAGAACAAGAGTATCAATAACTGTCTTATCACTTAGGTCTATATTACCAAACTTTTCTACCAGAGGTATATCAAATCCAATAATATTATGACCAATAAGTTTATCTGCTGTTTGTAAAAACTGATATCCTTCTTCTAGTTTGTCTGGTGGGAACTTAAATACCTCACCAGATACTGGATTTTGTGCAACAATACACCATATCTTTGTTGCATTTAGATCATCAGTCTCTATATCAAATACTAATTCCATTATAATCCTTCGTCTCCAGAATTATCAAACTCTATATCATCGTTAGTTAATTCAGATAGTCTGCCGGTCTCAGCATCGTAGATAACTCTAGCTGCCATGCCTACATCGCCTGTGTATCTTGATTTAAGAACACGTAGTCTAGTAGTCCTAGCTTCCTCTGGGTCGTCTGATTGTTGATTACGTTCTAATGCAATAACACAATCTGATAACTGACCAATACTATTAGAGCCACGTAGATGAGATAGACTTACTTCAATTCCATTCTCATGTCCTTTGTTACCATCGACACGTCTAAGATGAGATACAAGAATAATACCTGCACCTGTCTCTTCAACTAAACTTCTTAGCCTAGTCATAATAGCATCAATGGCTCTTCTCTCATCACCTTCATGTACTGCACTTACTAGCATATGTAAGTGATCGACCACTATCCATTTACAATCACATCCAATAATCATAAAGCGAAGCTTGGTAAAGATATCATCAATATCGTTAGTACCAAAGTGTGAGTGAACCCATACTCTGTTTTTATTCTCACCATCATACAATATATCAAACATCTTATCAAGTTCTTCTTTAGAAAACTTCTCACGTTCTTGGTCAATGTATAACCTAGCGTTAGCTTCAATAGAAAGTATACCATCAATGGTA